TGGTATAAGAATCAGTGGTGGATTTCTCCCAGTCCGCTCGCGTTCGGGAATATTGTTTCGCAGAAGACTCTCGTCGTCTCCTTGCTCTCGACTTGGTTAGATGGGGATCACACGCTCGATTCGATTGACGTGTCTGCCCTCGGCGCGGGGATGACTGTATCGTTCCCGTCGCCGACATTGCTGTCGTTCGGGGATCAGACCACAGTCACATTCACCGCAGCGCCAACAGGTTCAGCATCGTTCGATGCGGATACCGTTTGGACATTCGACAATGCGGCGATCACTATAAGCGCGACTGGTCGGCGCGTCGTCCTCATTCCGTACGTCCCACAATCCGGAATTCAGGAGCAATTGAAGTGGGTCACTGATATAATGAAGTCGCGCGATGGTACGGAGCAGAGGCATTCGCTAAGAGTTACGCCTCGACAGGAAATCGAATACACGTATCTTCAGGAGGACGGCACTGACGCGAGCCGACTCCGGACCATCATGCTCGGAATTCAGCCGCTCACCTTCGGCGTGCCGATATGGTGGGAAGCGCAACAAGTCACGGCGTCGGCGTTGGCTGGATCGTCGAATATTTCCGTGAACACGCAGAACATCGATCACCGTATCGCAGGGACGATCATGGTGCTCCGTCCTGACGGTCAAGCATTCGACGCCGAGATCGATACCTTCGATGCGACCAGCATCACGACAGTCGGATCGCATCCATTGTCAATACCTCTCGGTTCTCTCGTGCTTCCGGTTCGCCTCGCGTATGTTCTCGGCAATCCGCGCTTCTCGGATTATCAAGCGGACGGGCTTCAGACGACCATCCGCTTCGAGACGTTGGACAACGTCGATCTCTCGATTGCCGGATCGCCAGAGACGGGAGACTTTCCGACGCACAACGGACGAGTCGTGCTCTCTGATCCGAACTTCATGATCGGGAGAACGCACAGCGGATCGCAGCAATTCGAATATCAAAAGATCGACAATCTGACCGGCGTCCCACAGCAATTTCTTCAGGAGACGTACGGCGATGTCCTGCAATCGAAGGCGACGGAGCTGAACGATATCGCAGAGATTCGACGCTGGAGGGCGCTCGTGCATTACCTCCGCGGAAGCTGGAAAGAATTCTACATTCCCACGTTCCGACGAGATGTGACGCCTATTTCCTCGATCCAACTAGGAGATTCATCCTTTACGGCGTACGATACAGGGGCGGCGACTTACGTGGGAGCCGCTGATCCGCACGGATCGCTGATGCTGGAGCTGCCTGACGGTCGGCAGTTCTTCAACGACATCGTCTCGATTGTCGATAATGGCGACGGGACCGAATTGTGGACGATTTCCGGGTCATGGGGCGCGGTGTCTCCTGATGATCAGATCTCCGTGGAAGACGCGAAGATTTCGTATCTTCGCCTCGCGCGCATGGAAGGCGATGTTGCGACGTTCGTTCATGAATACGTCGGGCGGGCGCAGTTGCGATTCCAGACCAGAGGCGTACAGGACTGATGACTTTCAACACTTACGAGATCGCGGACGGGCGACCGACAGAGCTGTACGCATTTCAGGTCGGAACCGTTGTCACGCGCGTCACATCCGCAGCCGTCGATCAGGTAGTCGGCGGACAGACGTACACGACACTCGCGATCCAGCGAACGGAGCCAGCGCAATCGAGCGACGTGAAGTCGGGCGAGATCACACTTCAAGTTCCCTCCGATTTCCAACTCGTTCTTGATTTCAGGTCGATCATCCCGTACTCGCTGCCAACATTGACGATCTATCGTTTCCATCAGAACGACGCGACCTCGGACTTGTTCACCTTCTGGAAGGGATACGTGTCGTCGGTCGCGATGCAAGACACGATGGCGGAGATTGCGTGCCAGCCTATCGACCGCATCTTCTCGCGTCAGATTCCGCGCTTTGTGTACTCCGGAATCTGCAATCACACGCTATACGATGCGGGATGCCGTGTCGTGCCGACTGCCTTCGATCACGCATCGACCGTCAGCGCAATCGATTCCCGACTGACGACGATCACGATCACCGGACTTCGCGCGCAGGCCGCGGCAATTGCGCCGGGACTCACTTCGGCGGAGTTGGATACTTTTTGGCAGGGCGGGTACTTGGAAAATGCAACCGGATCGGAGCGTCGAATGATCCTCGAAGGTAATGTCGGCGGCGATCCGAATGCGGTGCGCGTGTTGCTTCCATTCCGCGAAATGACAGCCGGACAGAGCATCACCGCATTCGCTGGCTGCGATCATTCTGTCACGACATGCAACGCCAAGTTTGGCAACGTCACGCGCTTCGGAGGGTATCCGTACGTCCCGACGCAGAATCCGTTCAGCATTAACCTCGACGGAGGTGTCTGATGGCATTCTGGCTGCTCTTCTTCACGTATCTCGGCAGCTTCCTCTTATCGGAGCTTCTTCGTCCGAAGCCGAACATCGAGAACGCTCGTCCGGCAGGGAGTGACGAGTTCGATTTCCCGACTGCGACGGAAGGACGCCACGTCCCGATTGTCGTCGGTAAGGTGCAGCTCTCCGGACCGAATGTCATCTGGTACGGCGAGATCGAAGCGAATCCGATTCAGGATCGCGTCAAGACTGGGCTCTTCTCGAAGAAGACAATCACGACCGGATACGAATACTTCGCGGCGATCCAGATGGCAATCTGCCGCGGTCCGATTGACGAGCTGACGCGGATATGGGTCGGTGAGCGCGTCGTGTTCGACCGATACGGATCACCTGTGATCGGCTCCGTGCTTTCCCCGAATACGCTCATCGATGTCGAAGAGAACGATCTTTACGGCGGAGAAGAGCGCGGAGGCGGACTGAATGGTCGATTCGAAGTATTCGAAGGGATCACGGACGCACCTGTCTCGACATTCATGGCAAGTCGCACGACGCCGCTTCCGAACTATCAGAATACATGCTACGTCATTTTTCGCGATGGTCTTCCGGTCTCCAGTCAGGGGACGACCAGAAAATCCGGAGGCTACGTCGGAAATACTCCGAACATCAAGAACTTCAAGTTCGAGGTCACGCGATATCCGAACAATCTAGGCTCCCCGTCGTCGGTCGCACAAATCGGCGACGATGCGAATCCTATCGAGTTTCTGTACGAAATTCTGACGGACACGGACTGGGGACTCGGCATCGATCCGGCAGAGATCAATCTCAACGGCACGCTCGAAGAAGGCGGATTCCGCGCGGTTGCGCAACAAGTCGCGGCAGACGGTCTCGGCTTCTCGGCTGTTTTCGAGTCCCCGAAAACCGCTCGCGAACTGATCACGGAGATCGAGCGTCACGTTGACGGCTTCTTCCGTTTGAACATCACGACCGGACTCTTCGAGATTGTGCTCGCACGCGGCGCGACGACTTCTCCGGATGGCGCTGTCGCCGTAGACGAGACGAACATTATCGAGCTGGAGACATTCTCGCGAGGTACGTGGTCGGAGACCGAGAACGAGATTCGCGTGACGTACAAGGATCGCGGCAAGAATTACACAGAGACGCACGCGCTCGCGCAGGACATGGCGAACCGTCTCGTGCAGGGGCGCTCTCCTGTACAGCTTCGTTATCCCGGCGTGAAGAACGGCACCGTCGCCAATAAGATCGCGTGGCGCGAACTTCGGTCAATGGCGTATCCGCTTGCGAAGATCAAGTTCGCCGCGAATCGCACGCTGTACGCGCTGCAACCGGGAGACGTGATCTCGTGGTCATGGGACGACTACGGCATAATCGACATGAAAATGCGCATAACGCGCGTAGGGTACGGAAGCGACAAGGATTCCAGAATCGTCATCGATGCCGTCGAGGACGTGTACGACTTGGAGACGGCTGCATTCGTCGATCCTCCGGGAACCGGGTGGGAGCCGCCGAATACGGACGCGGTTGCGCTGGCAGCGGACGAGCAACGCCTGATTCAGCTTCCCATCGCGCTCATGTCCAGCGACCGGCTCGCAACGACGCAGCAGGTTGGCGTATTGGCGAAGCGTCCGTCAGGGCTGCACGTCGGGTATCAGATTCGCAAGGGTCCGTCTGGATCGGAGACCGAGAGCGCGTATACGACCATCAATCAAGCTGCGCAGTTTACGCCGACCGCTCTCCTGTTCGGCGCTGTCTCGCGACTGGATGATTTCGGAGGCTCGCCGACGATAACCGTGCGCGTGGACAACACGTCGCTCTTCGATCAAATCGTCTCGGCGACGTTCTCCGACCTTGCGGACGGTCCTGTCAATCTTGCGCTCATCGATGACGAGTGGATCTTCTTCGAGGATGTAGCTGCCGGGTCTCCGTCAGGAACATATGTGCTGACCGGCGTTCGCCGCGGCATGTTGAACTCGGTCCCCGCTGACCATGACGATAACGCGCGCATCTGGTTCCCGACCTATGGGATGGGACTCCTTTCCACATCGGAGATGATCAGCGGCTTCACCATCGACGAGACGGCTGGAATCAAACTGATCACGGAGACTGTGACCGATACGCTTCCGTTCGCATCGGCGATCAGGATCGACATCGGTCCGGGCGATCCCGATCTCGACACGTCGTACTATGAGTTCGACCGACCATATCCGGCGAACGATCCGTACCTGAATGGCGTTCGATTTCATGAGTACAACAATCCCTCTCCGGAGAAGACTATCGCGGGTCCGTTGACGGTCGAGTGGGTCGGACGTAATCGAACGACGCAGATCGCCGCCAGTCTCGGGCTTGATTACGACCAGAAGTCGGCGCACGTCATTCCTCCGACCTCTGTACTTTATCGACTTCAGGTGTATCGAACGGACCGCTCTCCTGAAGAGCTGGTCTATTCGAACACGTTCATCCCTCCGGCGAACTCGGCGATCTCTCCTCCGGGCGCGATATACAGCATCGATCCATCGAACTACATGATCCCGAATACGGCGTCGCCGCTCGGATCGCCAGTGACGGATTTCCCGAAAGACTTCGCGATCACGCTCGCTGCGCGAGATGTCGGCGCGAGATTCGAGGTCGCGTATTCCCAACAGTGGAGAGAGGAATTCCGTGTTACGGGATACGGTCTCGATTACGGCGAGAATTACGGCGGAGTCTCGTCGGCTGGTGTCAATCTTGCGCAGGGCGATCCACCTGTCGCGACTGTACCGATCCCCGGTCTCGAAAATTATCGCGAATGGCGCATCAAGGTCGCGAATCGACCCGGCTCTCCGAATCTGGTCGATTCACGCGAGAGTCACTTCATTTGGATTCAGGCGCGCAATAATTTGAACGGTGGCGGCAACGCAGTCACCGCGGAGAACGGTTCGTTCTCGCAAGACAACTTCGACAACGGACAAGCGGTCATCTTCGTCGATGGTTCGGCGCTGACGACAATCAAATCCGTGCGGGAGCACATCTCCGGCGAGCTGACGGCGATGCTCGACACGATCTTCAACATCGGAATCGATGGTGAGGATGTCGTGATCTCGACGCTGTACGGCGAATTCAATGCGTACGTATCGTGGGGACGGGTATTCAATAACATTGCGCTGACAGCCGTGTACGGGAGCGTCCTGAAGCAGGAAGCAGCTCCAGCAAGCGCCTCGGGAGAATTCGCGTTCCGGGGATTCTACTTCGGCGACTGGTACGAAGAGATATACGACAGTCTCGGGCGGACGTTCGTCCTTGGTCCGGAAACCGATCCAGATTACGGCGCGGGAACGACATCGGCATTCTACATCGGCGTATTCGGTCTCACGTACGACAAGCAAAAGGAACTCGGATTCCGGATGCGCGAATTTACGGTGTTCGACATTCTCCCAAACTTCTATCCGACGCCGATCTACTATCAGAACACGTTCACTGATGTAATCTCGAAATTCGCATCGACTGACCTGACGAATTACGGGACAATTTCTGCGACACGTCTCGACAATACAGGATCGAGCGGCGGCTCGGGATGGGTATCCGCCTACCCGATGACGCGCACCGGAATAGTGGTTCAGCTCGACGTGAATCTCGGGATGACCACGACGACGAGCAACAACGGCAACAGCACGTTGATCAATCTTCCCGGAGGAGGCGTGTCGCGACTCTTCCTCCAGTGGAATCCGAACAAGGCTCCGAAGCCGTATTTCCCAGATGGAGCGCAGGAGATATACTGGTTCAATACTGCCGCGGGACAGGTGAACGCCTCCGATTCGGACTTCGTCGTCGAAATCGAAATCAACGGAGTCATCCGCGGAACGGCAGTTCTCGGATCGCCCAACGACGCGAACGGAAGCGTCAACGAGAACGTCGGATACCAGCTTCAGTCGCAACTTGACGCGGTGTCCGGATGGTCATCGGAGATGTTCTTAGCGGCTCCAGATTTCGGCACGTTCCGCCGCTTAGAGCTTCGCAGGGACACACCGAATCAAACCGCAGACGTTCGGCTATATAACGGCTACGGACTGCGGCTTCATATCAGAGAGGTCTAAACAATGCCACAGACAGCACTCCCGAACATCGGACTCGACTACGACTGGAATCTAGGCGAGGACGGCTGGAAGACCGGCATGGACGATAATTTCGCGCTGCTCGATGCGCTTGCCATGCCGTACACGAACTTCGCCATGCAGAGCGTATCGGCGCAACCGGGTGCTCCGTCTTCCGGAGACGCATACGTGCTTCCCGGATCGGGATCGATCACGGGCGCGGACTGGGCAGCGTCGCCGATTCGTCACAATCAGTATGCCGTGTATTACTCGAACACGGGCTGGCATTTCGCAGCTCCGCGCGATGGATGGCGTGTGAAGGATCGCACGACCGGCATATGGTACGAGTTTTACAACGACGAGTGGAACGCTGCCGATCTCGTCTCCTTCCATCTTGCGTGCTCTGATCTTGCGTCGTCGATTGTCGCCGGATCAAACGTCGCGTACTTCGATGCTCCGTACCCGTTCGAGATTTTAGAGACGGAGATCACGCTCCTGACCGCATCGCAATCCTCGCCTATTCCATCGCCGACCGATGCGAATGACTTGCTAGTCGATGTAAATCGTAATGGCACGTCGATCTTCGGTTCGACGAAGATGACGATCACTCCGGGTCAGGTAAGCTCGAACGAAGCGTCGCCAGTTGCGCACACAATAAACCTGACGACCATCTCGAAGGGACAGCGCATAACGGTGGACATCGATCAGGCTCCTCCCGCATCACCGGGAGGAGCAATCGGACTGATGGTCAATATCGTCGGCGCGAGGAAGTCGCAATAATGGGCGGCATCATCATCAATCCGTACACGCTGTATCCTGCAAGCGCAGGCGGAGGCGTGTCGCCGATCCCGGCTGGCTCTCCGGGAGACATCGCCGAGTACGATCTCAGGCAATGGCCGTTCTCGCCGGAATGGATAGAGAACACGGCGACAGAAGAATTCTTCTTCGCTGTTCAAGGCTCTCCGGAATTTCTCGAATACACGCAGTCCCCGGCGCTTGTCTTGGGCGGGCATGCAAGCTGTCACATGGGCGTTCATTCTCCGTATCCGCTATGGACGCCGGGTCGGTCCATTGATGTCATGATGGAGTTCGCGTGGTATGCGGCAGCAGATACGACGAACGAGTCGTTCT